TGCCAATGCTACAGCTATTGAGCAAAAGAAGCAGGAGATGTTGGCCGTTGCCGATAGCGTAGGCAACTTCTGGTTCTCTGATGACACGGAGTTCCAGTTACAGGATCCACACGCATATTGGTTAATGAACCGAATGATGCAAATGGTCCAGCTTATAGAGACCGCAGATGACGATTGGGCTTGGATGTTGGCTATGAACGAGAGTATCGAGGAGTATAACACTCGACTTGATCGTAAGATTGGTTCTGTTGATGCCGCTTGCAATGCCATAGATGAACTCATAGACATATACAATGCAGGTAACCAACCCGAAATGAACACTGCAAGTTATGTGGAGTCTATTCTAATGCATTATAAAACAGTGTATGCTTACTATCGTCTTATCGAGTTTATTAACGATTACAAAGAAGATAGTGATTGGGATTTGCAGATGAGAGCACTCTATTATCGTGAGTTCAAAGAGTGGTTCGACATCAACAACGCAGTAAATGGCATAATGTACTTCTACACCTACGCTACTGCCAGATATTCTGCTCTCTCGATGGACTTGAATGGCACTTTTGAGGTATGGTCAAGGGAGCGTCTTGCCGAACTTGAAATCGAACGAGACATCTACTGGTCATTCGATTGGAAACCTTTTAAGAGTAATGCTAAACCGACATCTCCCAATAAGTTTGAGAAGACACTTTCTTACTTCAAGACCCGAACTAATGAAACAATCGTAGAAGAGATGGTTTCGGATTGGACAGAAAAAGATTACGATTTTGCCCGAGAGCGCGTTGATGGGAAGACTGACTTCGATAAAGTTGCCGAGATGCTTCGCTATTACGAAACAGCCCTAACTAATTGGCGAGAGATTCGAGAGCAAATAGTTCTTATGCTCCCTGAGGAGAAGCAAAAATCCTATCGAGAGATAACCAAGCAGATGCACACCCGACTTTACAACGACTTGGTAGAGTTAAAAGAGATAAGATACTAACAACTATACCATCCACGGATTACGATATGGGTCGTAGTCGTTCTGGAATGTAGCCAGTTGCCAATCGGTGACTGGCTTCTTTGTCTCATCTACCTTGCGAGGAATTTGCGGGTTGAGTCGCAGTTTGGCAGCGTCGTTAAGCCACTTCATCGAGTCCTCATAGTCTCGCATACGCACGGCACTCACATTGTTTGGAGCAATGAGTTTCGTGAGCTCATAAACTGCCAAGCGCACCATATGCTTCTTGAGATTGTAGTTGCGAGGATCGTGAAGTGAAAGGTTGTTGCCGAGTTCAGGGGCATCAGCATTCACATCTGTCTCTGGATAGAACACACGCCCCTCATAGACCACATATTCATGGTCTGACAACTCATAGTTGTTATATGTCGAGTCGTAGTCAGCAATGGCACCCCAGCAGTCCAATGTTAGCGGGTCGATATTGTTGTCAAAGCCATCGAGCGTCATCAAGGTATAGAATGCTCCCTCATACTCTACAACAGTCCACAAAGGATAGTCAATAGGCTGCCACAGCGTTGTCTCTGCCTCAATCCAACCTCCAACCATAGGGATGCGAATATCATCGAACTTATAGCCATTCTCCGATAGGCAGAGATAGACCACGCCATTATAATTCACTTTGTCGCCCGGGTAGTAGGTGCTGAACTGCGAATACGAAGGGACTAGCGAAGCATCGATGTTAATATCGGTTGACTCCTCCCAATAAACCACCGTTGCAGGCTTGCGGTAACCACTGATGGAGCGTATAACCTCGTGAATCTGCCCATCGAAGTAGATATGAACACCTACGGGATAGGTGATACGCCTATCATAGTCGGCGATATACTTTCCTTTCGCAAACTCTTTCTCCACCTCGTAGTTCTCCGAGAGGTACTCTACGATGCTCATCTCTGCCGACTGCTCAGCCTGAATAAAGCGTTCATCATTACCACGAGTGAGTTGCTGCAAAGCCTCCTGAGTGATGATACCCAAGTAGTCGCTGTTATTTAGAAATCGTCTGTACATATCTATTCTGTTTAGTAGTTAAATCCTTCGCTTATTACTGATGTCGATACCACATATCCGTTGCCATCGCCGCCGCTCTTGTACTTATACCAGCTATCACGCAGATAGTAGCAGAGCAAGTAATCGAGGCAATCGGAAAGGTGTCCATATCGCTCATATTTTACCCCTGTTTTAGGGTCTGTGGTCTTCTGCTTACTCTTTGTACCATCCTCGTTGCGGAGCTGGTAGATAAGGTCCTGAGTGAGTTTGCGGCACTTAATGTCTATCTGAATCTCCCAGCCATTGTAGCCATCGAAGACCTCATTGACAAACTCGCATCGTGTAACCTGTGGCGGTTGCTTGCGTAGCAGTTTGACCTTTGGTCGCAGAATACCTTTGCCGAAGGTATCCACAATGATTGTGTAGTTGTTGATGCCATCCTCGTTGGTTGTTGAGCGTTGCAATCCCGATGGGTCTCCCGTAACATCTACGCCGCCGATATGTTTATCTCGGTAGAGTTTCAATCGTACCTTACGAGCAAGTGCAGGCGTGTTGTTCTCCTTGTCTTCGGGCTTGCCGAGTATCTCTTCGAGGATATAGACCTTCTTGTTGTCGTAGTCAATCTGTGCCGATAGCACAGACATCTGCGGAGCCACATTGAAGTCCCAGACGGTGATAAGCGGTTTCGTCGGGTCGTAGACCTTTTCTTTGAGATTCGTGATAAGGTGCTTTGCTCCATCGAAACGGTTGTAGATAGCCATATCATTTGCCTCCACAAAGTCCCAGTTACCATAGAGCAGACGCTCCTTTGTTGCCTGGTCTCGAATCTTATTCAGAGCAGCCTCATAGACCTGACGGAAGGCGATGTTAGGGTTATCAAACACGGAGAATGGCACATACGCCTCACCCTCACGGCATACCACCTTATCGCCATTTTCATCCTGCACGAATCGACTACGCACCCAGTTGATAGTCGGGTTGGTAGTAAGCAACATTCGTGGAGTCTTGAAGGTCTCGTGAGTACGCCAACGAAGACGCGAGAAGAGCACCTCTACAGCCTTTTCGGAAATCTCCGACACCTCATCTACCATAGCGATTGTGTACTCCGAAGAGCCGAATCGCTCGAAGTTGGGGTCTGAGGGAATGTCAGCCATCTCCTTCATAATGATAACCGAGTCGTTCCAGAATGTGAGCGTACCTTCAAGGTTGTTAATCTTGTAGTTCACATCCTCCTTCAAACCCCAGTCCTTCAAGATGGTTTTGATGGTGTTCCAAGTTGACTCCTTGAGCGATTTGAGAGTCTTACGAGCCACCACAGCACGGATATTCTCGAAGCGCATACACGACGAGACGAGCCATACGCTACCGACATACGACTTACCACCTCCGGCGGCTCCACCTCCCAAGATTAGCTGGGGAAGATTCTGCGACTTACAATGCTTACACTGTGGCTTGTATTGAGGATTTCTCTGCTGGTCATAGCCAACAAGGACCTGCTCGATCTCAGCCCCACAATGTGGACAGTAGTTGGGTTGCAGAAGTTTCCACAACTCATACTGCCGGGGGGAGGGGCTGAAGTCGATATGGATATTGCGCGGTGCTTTGAGTTTATTGACCGCCATTGCTTAGTAGATTTCGATGGTGATATCCTTCTCCTTTTCGAGAAGAGCGTAGAGCTTCTTGAAGGTCGCACGAGAGTTGATGACCTTGCCCTTGACAGAGTTCTCTCCAACGATAATGCAACCGCCCGAATCATCCTCGGTGTTGCCCCAGTGAATCAGAATACCCAAGAAGTGAGGGACACCGTGCAGATACGGCATCTTGCGCTTGAACTTCGGACTGTACTCCAAAGTAACCTTGTATGTGCCGGTTGGAATTGCGGTGCGAGCATAGACCTTCTCCTTGCACTTGCACGGAATCCAGCGCGAGGTATTAGGACAACTATCGGGAAGTTCACGAATGACATCCTCGATAGTGTTACAGAAAAATGTGCCGTCAATACTGAGGTCGCCGATAGTATATTTCGACCCCTTGAAT